GGCGACGACGAGCCGGGCGCGCCGCTCGGGTCGGCCGGAACGTATGAACTGGCCGGGATCGCTGAACGTCTCGGGATCATCGGCCGCGGCGCCCGGAACGAGTTCGGCGACCGGATCGTGATCATCGCCGAACAGGTCCGGGACCTCGCCCGCGAAGCCCGCCGGCGACTGACCGCCGACCGTCTCCCCGACGACGCCGGGACGACCGAACAGCGTCAGCGCCGGGTCGACGAGGACGAGCGCCAGGATCACCCGACCGCCCGGGCCGCCGCCGGCGACGAGCCGGTCAGCTGATGCAGCTGATCGCCTATCTGATCTGGGTCGTCCTCGTCGAGGTCGTCGGGATCTCGCCGAACCTGATCGCCGCCCTCCTCGACTGCGCCGGGTCGTGACCGGGACCGTCGATTACTCGTACAGCTACGTCGGCGCCGACACGATCGCCGGCGCCGGGTTCGTCGGCGCCGAGCGCTATCTAGGTACCGACGGGCGATGCCTGACGACATGGGAGCGCGACGAACTACTCGGCGCCGGTCTCGGGATCGGGCTGATATGGGAGACCGCGGCGGACCGGTCCCTCGACGGGTATTGGGCGGGATGGAACGACGCGATCGCGGCGAACGACTACGCCGACCGTCTCGGCGCGCCCGGCGTGTCGATCTGGTTCGCGACTGACTTTCACGCGCAGCCCGGTCAGATCGACGGGCCGATCACCGAGTACTACCGCGGCGCCCGAGACGTCAGCCGGCGGCCGGTCCGGGTCTACGGCGGCGCGCCGGTCATCGACCGGATGGCCGCGGTCCTCGGTCTCGGCGCGGGATGGCAGGCCGCGGCGGCGTCGTGGTCGAACTATCAGCTGTCCCCGAACGCGTGCCTGTTGCAAGAGGTTCAACAGATCTGGGGAGGCGCGGCGGATACGAACGTCGTCCTCTGCCCGGATCACGAGATCGACTGGCTCTGGGGTCGGTCGGGAGGAGACTGGCTCGATATGGCTTCCGACGACGACGTCCGGCGCATCGTTCGCGAGGAGATCAACAGCGCGCTCGCGCTGTTCTACACGGGGTCGCGGCCGATCACGATCCCCGACGACCCCGGGGTCTATGAGTTGACGTTCGACGCCGAGGGTCGCCGGGTCCGCCGGCTGATCCCGAGTTGGGACGAGATCAACGCGTTCCGCTACGTCGACGCGATGGCCGAGGCCGACTTTCTGGGTCAGACCCGGCACGTCACCGATCCGGCACAGGTTGCCGCGATCCGGGCGCTGCCCGTCGTTCACCCGGTCGGGGTCGGTACCGCGTCGGCCGAGACCACCGGTCACGCGCCGGACGACGACGCCGGCTGACCGGGCGGGTCGGGGAGGAGGTCCGATCAGCTGACTCGCCGACGCGTTCCCGTCACGAACACCACAGAACAGGGTCGACGAAACGCGGGAGGGCCCGCCGGTGTTCAGCCGGCGGGCCCTTCTGCGTTCACCGAAAGGGGTTCCCCGGGTTCCCGCGGAGCGACGCGGTCTCGACGGGGAGATGACCGGCCCGGCGGCGGCGGGAGCCGACGCCGGCGTGTCGCCGTTAGGCGAGGTGAATCACCCGGGCGGGACCCGGCGCCGGGCCGGGCCGGTCACCACGATCGTACGCCGACCCTCTGACACTGAACAGCCGGTGAACAGCCCTAGTGGGGATCACGTCTCGACGACGACGGCCCGGTCGTATAACTATCCCGCCCGTGGAGATCACGCCCGAGATCCGACAGGCCGTAGCCGAGGACGACTGTCGGGCCGAGGGTCACGATCACGACGTCGTTCTCGGGTACGGGTCGGCCGACCCGCTACGGCTGATCTGCCGGCGGTGCGGCCGGTCGTGGTCGGTCGGTCCCGGCGTCGGCGGTTACGGGCCCGTCACCGACGTCGACCCTGATCCCGAGCCTGACCCGGCCGGGCGGTGACCGACCCCGACGGCCGCCGGCGGCTGACCCCGACCGGTCGGCGGCTCGCCGTCGTCGAGACCGTCGGGTTCGGGCTGATCGCCGCCGCGCTGTTCGGCGCGTACGCCGACCCGTGGCGGGCGATCGGCGCGCTCGGTCTCGGGCTGATCTGGGTCTGTCAGCTGATCGACCGCCGCACCCGCCCGGCCTGAACGCCGGCTGACCCGGCGGTCGGCCTAGACCGGCCCGGACCGGGCCGCGGGTCCTGACACCGCGGTCAGACCCCGGCGGGCCCTCCTGGGTCACCACAGCGGCCTATCCGGCGACCCGGGCCGATCCGGTCCTACGCTCCGGGTCGATGCCGGCCCGACCGTCTCGTCGCTGTTCGATCCCGGGTTGCGGATGCCGGCCCGAGACCGGCCGGGCCCGCTGTTCCGATCACGAACGCCGGGTCGACGCCGCCCGGGGATCGCCGGCCGCCCGCGGCTACGGGTCGGGATGGTCGGCGATCTCGGCCGCGTTCCTGACCCGTCACCCCGTGTGCGTCGACTGCGGCGCCCGGGCGACGACGTCGGATCACGCGCCGGTCTCCCGCCGGGACCTGATCGCCGCCGGCGTCACCGACCCCGACGCCGACCGGTACCTGCAAGCCCGCTGTACGCCGTGTCACAGCCGGCGGACCGCGGCCGTCGACGGCGGGTTCGGGAACCCGATACAGCCGGGCGCGCCCGGGTGACCCGGTCGAACATCGCGCCCGACCTCGCCGGTCTCGCCGTCAGCCTCGATCGTCTCGACCCGCTACCGGGGAACCCGAGGGTCGGCGACGTCGACGCCGTCGCCGCGTCGTACGCCGAGTTCGGTCAGCGGAAACCGATCGTCGCCCGCCGGACCGGCGACGGCCGCGGCGAGGTCGAGGCCGGGAACACGCAGCTCGCCGCCGCCCGGTCCCTCGACTGGGACGAGATCGCCGTCGTCTGGGTCGACGACGACGAACTACGCGGCGCCGCGTTCGCGCTCGCCGACAACCACACCGCCGAACTCGGGTCATACGACCGGGTCGCGCTCGCCGAGATGGTCGGGCTCGTCGCCGCTGAACCGGAACTGTTGGCGGCGACGGCGTACACGGCCGACGATCTCGCGCTCCTGATCGCCGGGCTCGAGGACGACGCCGACGGCCCGGGGATCGACGAGGTCCCCGACACGGCGCCGGCGCACACGACGCCCGGCGACGTCTGGGTTCTCGGCCGTCACCGGCTGATCTGCGGCGACTGCCGCGACCCGGCGGTCGTCGACCGGCTCCTCGCCGGCGCGGTCGTGAACCTCGCCGTCACGAGCCCGCCGTACGCGACGCGCCGCAAGTACGACGAGACGTCGGGGTTCACCCCGATCCCGCCCGACGACTACGTCGACTGGTTCGAGCCGGTCGCCGCGAACGTCGCTGACCATCTCGCCGACGACGGGTCGTGGTTGGTCAACATCAAGCCCGAGGCCGAGGATCTTGATACGTCGCTGTACGTCGTCGATCTCGTCGCCGCGCACGTCCGGCGCTGGGGATGGCATTTCGCGACCGAGTTCTGCTGGGAACGATCCGGCGTCCCGAAACACGCGACGTTGCGACTGAAGAACGCGTTCGAGCCCGTGTATCAGTTCGCCCGGAACCGGTGGCGGTTCCGGTCGCAGAACGTTCGGGTCAGGACCGAGACGTCGATTATCAATCACGGCCCGGGCGTCGGCGCGACGTCCCTGCATCTCCTGCAAGGGATCGGCGGCGACGCGGTGATCCCCGACGAACGCAAGGGCGGGCCGGGATGGGCGTTCCCGTCGAACCGGCTCCCGACGTTCAGCGGGTCGTATGAGGCGGTCGGTCACACCGCGGCGTTCCCCGTCGGTCTCCCCGGGTTCTTCGCTCGCCTGTTCACCGACCCCGGCGACGTCGTGTTCGACCCGTTCGTCGGATCGGGGTCGACGATCCTCGCCGCGGAGATCGAGGGTCGGGTCGGGTACGGGATCGAACTGTCCCCGGGGTACGTCGACATCGCGTGTCGCCGGTTCGAGCGGGTCACCGGGACCGTCCCCGTCCGGGCCGAGACCGGCGAGGCCGTGTCGTTCCTCGACGACCCCGACGACGACGAGACCGACGCCGAGACCGGTTAGGCGCGTTCGAGGCGGTCGAGACGCGACTGATAGTCGGCGAGCCGGTCAGCGAACCGCCACCGGTACCGACCCAGCTGCAGCGACACCTTTTCGTTCCCGTCGTCGCTGACGTCGATCGAGACCCCGACGACCCGGGTCGTCGTGTTCACGTCGAGACGACCGGAGCGGACCAACAGCCGGACCGTGTCGCCGAGCCACACCATCGACGGCGACCACGTCCCCGGGGTCAGTGTCATCGCGTACGACGGGACGATCGAGGAGACCCGGACGATCGCGCCGTCGGCCTGTTCGGCGATCGACGCCGGCGTCGTCAGGTCGGGGTTCCCGAGTTGGCGTTCCCAGCGGCCCTCGGGACCCGGGGTGACCGACCGGGTCGTCGCGGGGACGGCGTCGGCGCCGCTGAACCGGATCGCGTTCGCGAAATCGCCCGACGCGACGGTCCGGCGAACGTCGGTGACGTTCCGGCCGTACTCGGCGACGAACGTCGGCGTCGCCGTACCCCGCGCCGGGTAAAACACGCGCAGCGCGAGGGTCGGGGAGATGTCCCAGTCGAACCCGTTGATCGTCCGGCCGAGCGCGGCGATCAGGTCACCGATCGTCGACCCGACCGTGTAGGTCCGGTCTCGGACGACGCCGGTCGGCGAGACCGTCGTCGAGATCCCGAGCGTCCCGAGTGCCTGACTGTCGGCGATCAGCCGCGCCGCGATCCCTGCCTGATCGGTCGCGGCGAACGTCGTCGCCGACCCGGGCCAGAGGATCCGCCGGGCGAGGAGACCCCGATAGTCGACCGCGGCGAACGTCGAGGTGTGAACGTTCGCCGAGATCGTGTCGTCTGACCCGTTGATCCGACCGCGGAACAGCGCGACGCCGTCGCGGGCGACGACGATGTCGTTCTCGATCTCGTCGATCAGCGCGGTCTGTGGATGCCGGCCCGGCATCGACCATCCGACCTTGGCGTCGTCGTCGAGCGCGAAATCGAGACGCCGAGACCGCGCCGCGGTCAACTCGGCGACCGACGACCCGCCGGCCGACGGCGGCCGGGTCAGAACGAACTGATACCGCGGGCCGGTCACGTCGTCTCGTACGTCGCGCCGAGCCAGGCGTACCCACCGGATTGAACGTTGTACGCGGGCGACACGTTCGGGTTTCCGGCGCCCGCTCCGTTCGTGGCGTCGGTCGTCGCCCAATAGTTGCGCCGAACGTCGGATTGCGTGATGGGCACGACAAGCGCGAGCCGGTTCGCGTCCCAGAGGTACGCGTGGGCGGGCCACGCGAGCCCGCTAGGCGGAACGTAGAGCTGACCGCTCCCCTCCATTACGCCGGTGACGATGTTCGCGGCGGCCACCGGCAACGAAAACAGATGGAAGCCCTGCCCGCCGGTCGTCGACGATCCGAAATTCACGCGGATCGCGATCGAACACGTTTTACCGGTGATTAGGTAGCGGCCGGTGATAGTCCCGTTGCCGAGCCCGGGGTTCGTGATCGACGACGTCCAGACCGGCGTATACGGACGCCAGATCCCGGGCATGACGCGCCGGTCGGTGATGTTCGCGGTCGTCACCGACGCTTGCGCGGCGGCGACGGCGACCCGGGCGAGTTCGAGCGACGACGCCGGCAGCGCGGGAGCGGCCGGGGTCGACGCCGGGGTTCCGGTGACGACCTCTAGCTGCCAGCCGTTGACCGACCCGCCGATCAGCGACGCGTCGTAGACCCGGGCGATCACGAGGTCGATGCGCGACAGCCCGGCGCCGGGCGCGCCGGCGATCACGAGGTTGTTGACCGCGGTCGAGACGGCGAGCGCTGAACCTTGGTTCGGTGCGTCGGTCATCGGGACGACGACCCGGCCGGCGGCGACGTCGACCGAGTAGTTCGCGCCGGCGGCCCGCTGCGAGACGGCGAGTTCGTTCAGCCCGAGTACGCCGGGTTCGAGACCGGCGGCGATCAGCTGACGGTCGATCGCCGCCGGGTACGTCGAGTTCTGCAGCCATAGCGGCTGGTTCAGCCCGGTCAGTGCGAGCGGTCCCGGGGTGACGTCGGCGAGCGCCGGGAACCCGGTCTCGGTCTCGGGCGCGGGTTCGGTTCTCGGTCGAGCCATCAGGTCCCCTTCTATAGGTAGGCGTCGGTCCACTCGACGACGGCCTGCGCCGGCGACGCGAACGTCGTCGCGTTGAACGACACGGTCCCCGCGCCCGGGTAGAGCGGTCCCCACACGGTTCGGGTCACGTCGATCGTCGAGTACCGATCGGCGTTCCGGTCGCCGTTCAGCCACACGGCCCGCGCCGCGGTGTCGACGGTGACGTAGTCGCCGATGCCGAGGGTCAGCGACGAGAACGCGACGGTCGAGACGTGTCCCTCGCCGTCATCCGCGGTGACGACCGGGTTCGTGCAGGGTCCGCGGATCGTGTAGGTCGGCCAGGTCACGTAGTCGCCGGCGACGTTGATCGGCGCGAACCCCGACCCTCCCCACGCGGACGGGTAGACCCGGTCGAACGCGAGGTTGTACGGGCGACCCTGATTCACCGACAGCGGCGGGAAGACCGTCACCGTCGAGACGTCCGGCCCGGCGGCGTAGAACCGCGGGTCGGGTGCCTTCCACGACGCGGCGAACGGGCAGCGCCCGGGCCGGTCGATCGGCGCCGCGCACTGATCGCCGCGGAGACCGATCGTTCTCGGGACGTCGTCGTTCAGCCCGATCGTCAGCGTCGGCCGGACCCCGGGCCGGCAGAACAGCGACAGCCGGTCAAGGATCTCCTGTCGGGTCCCCGCCTCGGCCGACGCGATGATCTGACCCGACAGCGTGATCAGCCGGCCGCCGACGTACGCGGTCTGATCGAGGGTCCCGTCGCGGTCGGGGAGATCGTCGACGACCTCCCGCACCGCCGGCGCGCCGATGTCGACTTTCGCGACGTAGACCCCGTTCGTGTCGTAGTCGGACAGGTCGAGCGTGTTCGTCCCGAGACGCAACAGGAGCATCGTCAGACCCTCCCGACGAGAACGGCGAACTCGGCGGTACGTAGCAACAGGTCGAGATCGGCGTCGGTGTGAAACGACGCGTTCTCGATGTTCACGGCCGGGCCGGTACCGGACCCGACGAGGGTGCCTCCCGCCGAGGTTCCGGTACCGAGCCCGCCGGTGATGGCCATCGGGGTTCCGGCGATCGTGTCGGTCACCGTCCCCATCGTCTCCTCTAGCGCGCCGAGTTGACTGTCGATCCCGGCGATCAGCCCGCCCATGATCAGCGACCCGGTCCTGACCAACAGCGTCGCGTCGTAGTCGGGCGGGCCTTTCCACTCGACGATCTTCCCGGCGATCCCGCCGACGGCGTCCTTGAGTTTCCCGAGCGCGCCGGTGATCCCGTCGATCAATCCCTGAACGATCTTGCCGCCGACGTCGAGGAGCATCCGCCCGGCGTCGCCGAGCGCGTCGATCACGCGTTTCGGGAGACCGGTGAACAGGTCGATCAGTTCTTTGATCTTGTCCTGCACGCCGGTGATCATCCACCCGGCCGCGCCTTTCAACGCGTCGAACAGCATCGACCCGAGGTTCACGAGCGCGCCGATCACCTTGCCGGGGAGGGACGTGTACCACTCCAGGAATTTCGGGATCATCTCGGCGAGCGCGTCGATCATCCGTTGAACGGCGCCCTTCAACGTGTCCCATAGCTGCGCGCCGAGGTTCGCCAGATAGCCGCCGATCTTGCCGGGTAGTTCAGAGAAAAACGTGGTCGCGGTCCCGATGAACTCGCCGACTTTCGCGCCGAGACCGGCGAACCATTCCCCGACCTTGCCGAGTAGGTCACCGATGTTCGTGAACGCCGAGAACGCGTTCCCGATCCAGTTCACGAGGTTCTCGATCAGGGTCACGATCGGCGGGAGGATCTTGTCGATCAGCCACGCGAACGCGGAGATCACCGGGGTCAGCGCCGAGACGAGCGCGGTCAGGACCGTCGCGGCGAGGTTGATCAGGAGACCGATCACCGGCATCAGCGCTTGCAACAGGGTGCCGGCGACCTCGACGAGCGGCATCAGCGCTTGCAGGATCGGGCCGAGCAACCCGAGTATCTGACCGATGATCGGCATCAGGGTCTTGATCAGCGGCATCAGCGCCGCGAACGCGTCCTTCAAGATCCCGCCGACCGCGGTCCCGAGTTCCCCGATGACGGGTGCCATCTCGCCGAACAGGTCAGCGACCTCCATGAAGATCGGCATCAGCGCGTCGAACACCGGCATCAGCGCGTCGAGGGCGGTCCCGAGAACGTCGCCGAGAACCCCGGCGATCGTTTCAATGATCGGGGTCAGCGCGTCGAACACCGGCATAAGAGCCGTGATCGCCGTCATCAGGACGTCGCCGAGAATCCCGGCGACCTTGCCGACGATCGGCATCAGCTTTTCGAGGATCGGGACGATCGCGTTCAACGCGGTCCCGATCACGCCGGCGAGGAGACCGGCGAGCTGACCGACGATCGGCATCAGCGCCGCGAAGATCGGCGACAGCGCGTTCAGGACGGTCATCAGGACGTCGCCGATGATCCCGGCGAGTTGACCGATCACCGGCATCAGCCGTTCGAGTAGCGGGCCGAGGGTGGCCATCGCCGTCGTGAACACCGTCGAGACGATCCCGGCGACCTGCGAGAGGATCGGCGCTAGGACCTCTAGGGCTTTGCCGAGGACGTCGGCGATGATCCCGGCGACCTGACCGATCACCGGCATCAGCGCCGTGATCACCGGCATCAGCGCGTTCAGCGCGGTCATCAGGACCCCGACGACGGTCGTCGCCAGTGATTCGAGGATCGGCATCAGCTGCGCGAACACCGGCATCAGCGCCGTCAGCGCGCCGGTCAGGATCTGACCGATCATCCCGCCGAGTTGACCGATGATCGGGATCAACATGTTGAACAGCGGCATCAGCGCGTTCAGCACCGAGGTGATCAGCCCGCCGAACATCGTCCCCAGCTGTTCGGCGATCGGGATCAGCGCGGCGAACAGGGGTTGCAGCGACGTCAGCGCCGTCGTCAGCGCCGAGCCGATGACCCCGACGAGGGTCCCGAGAACCGGCAACAGCGCGGAGAGGATCGGGCCGAGTAGACCGGTGATCGTCTGGACGACCGAGGTGACGATCGGGATCAGCGCGCCGAGAACCGCCGACAGTTCGTTTCCGAGGATCGTGACGACCTCGACGACGAGCGGGATCAGCGGCGTGATCGCGGCCATCAGCGGCGTGATCGCCGCGGTCACGAGTTGCACGATGACCGGCGCGATCAGACTGATCGACGTCGACAGCGCGTCCATGACCGGCAACAGCGCCGAGCCGAGCGACGCGACGAGCGGCCCGACCGTCGAGACGAGTTCCCCGATGGCGTCTCGAACCGACGGGGTTGCCACGGCGAGACCGATCAGCGACGCCGTGATCGGTGACAGCGTCGGGACGAGCGCGCCGAGCGGCCCGAGCATGTCGCCGATGTTGGCGCCGCCGACGGCGAGCATCGCGCCGGCGAGCGGGCCGAGGAGCGGCGCGAGACCGGCGAGACTGTCGACCGCGCCCGTGATCTCGGTCGAGTCGATCCCCTTGAACAGCCCGGTGACCTTTTCAATGATCGGGGTGATCGCGCCGAGGGCCGGGCCGAGACGTTCCATCACGATCGCGACGAGCGGCGCTATCGCCGGTTCGAGCGCCCGTAGCGCCGACGCGATGTCGTTCGCCCACACGACTGCCTGACCGCCGCCGCCCTTGGAGATGAACGGCTCGACGAGAACCGACCCGATGTCGCGGATCGCGCCTTTGATCCGGTCAGTCGCGCCGACCCACGTCTCTTTCACCCCGGCCGCGGCGCCGGCGAACGATTTCGCCATCCCCGCCGTCAGCGCGTCGAGGGCTTTCCCGGCGTCGAGCGTCCCGTTCGTGATCTGATCTCGGATCTGATTCGAGGTCTGACCCATCTCCTGACCGATCAGTTTCGCGGCGTCGACCCCGCGGAAACCGAGTTGGTTCAGGACGTCAGCGGTGATCTTCCCGGTCGACTGGACTTTCGAGAGGATGTCGGCGATCTCGCCGATCTGCGCGGCGCCGCCGCCGGTCGCCGCGACCGCGTTCTGTATCGCGTCGAGCGTCGGGACGACCTTGTCGGCGCTGAACCCGAACGCCAACATCTGTTGCGTCGCCTCGATGAACGCCTGACGCGGGAACGGCGACGTCTTCGCGAACGCGGCGATCTCGCCCATCATCTTCTGCGCGGCGTCGGCCGAACCAAGGATGGTCTTGAACGCCGCGGTCGAGGTCTGCGACAGGACGTTGTACGACTTGCCGGCGACGATCGCGGCGCCGGTCAGCCCGGCGACCGCGGTCGTCCCGACCGTGAACGCCGTCGAGACCGCGGACCCGAACCCGGCGAGCGCCGAGCCGACGGTCGACAGCGCGCCCGAGACCCCGCGGTTCGTCTCGGCGGCGAACCCCGTCATGTCCGGGCGGATCGCGACGAACGCGTCACCGATGGTCGTCACGACGCCATCACCTCCCCGCCGAACCGGGCGACCGCGACCCGCCGGCGATGCTGCGAGACGCGCCGGCGCGCCCGGTCAGTCATCACCGGTTCGAGTAGCTGCGCGTTCAGCCGGACGATCCCGTCGTCGTCGAGACCGCGGGCGAGGACGGCGTACGCGATGTTCGTCAGCCGGCGAGCGCTGACGTTCGAGAGGTCCCCTCCCGAGAGGGCAAGGGTCCCGTCGAGGTAGCCGTAGTTCGCGGCGGCCCACCGGGTGAGGCGGAGCGCCGCGCGGTAGGGCGCCCGGCGATCGCCTCGGCGAGCCGTTCGATCAGCGGCAACAGCTGTTCCGGGCCGTCCGCGTGACGGGTCGAGACCCGCCGGAACTGTGACCAGTCGCCCGGGTCGATGACTGATTCGAGGAACCGGTAGAACGCGCCGGCGACGACCATGAAATCGTCCTCGGCGGCCATCCCCTTCAGTTCCTCGCCGGTCGCGGCCAGTTCGAGGAGCGGCATCGCCGGTAGGTCCGTGCGACACCTGATCGTCGAGCCGTGCCAGTCGAACGTGATCGCCTCGGCGGTCGTCTCGGCCCGGGCGGCGGCCAACTCGCCGAGATGCATCAGACGAGCCCATCGGCCGACGGGAACACCGCGAACGGCGCGCCCGATGCCGGTTTCTCGCACTTGAACTCGACCGGCAGGAGACCCTTGTCGGGAGCCTTCTTACGGTCGATCGTCAGCGTCCCCGACTGAACGCACTGACGGAAGATCCACCGGGACCCGTAGTCGGAATCCCAGATCAGTTTGACCCGGACCTCTTCACCGGGCTCGACCGGTTCGAGCGGCGCGGTCGGCATCGTCGGCGGGGTCGTCCCGGCGTTCGGCCCGGCGTTCAACGCCAACAGCAGGTTTTCCCAGGTCATCTCGGCCATAGAGAACGACAGCGTCGACGACGTCCCGGTCGGGACCGTTCGGATCGGGTCGTTCTCCTCGGCGACGGTGATGTCTTCGCTCGTCGTCTCATAGGCGAACGACGAACCCTCTTCCGTGTACCCGACCGCCCGGAAGTCGGCCGCGGCCGGCGGGGTCGTCGCGTCGGCCGGGTCAGCGGCGGACGCGAGGCCGACGTACAGCAGACCCGGGCCGAGAACGACGGCGTCGGGGTCACCCTTGGCGCCGCCGGCGGCGAGCGGCGTCGCGCCGGCGCGGGCCTCGGCGAACGGGATCGAGACGGTCCCCGACGCGGTACCGCCGCCGACGTCGGTCGCGGTCACGTTGAACGACCCGCCTTGCCGGTAGCGGTGTTCGATGTCCTCGTCGTCGTCCTCGGCGGGGATCTGATCGGTCGACCCGTCTCCCCAGTTGATCGTGACGGGCCACTGAGCGCCGGTGACGTCGGCGAACACCAACAGCGGGTCGCCGTCGGCGTCGGGCTGATACGCGTTCAGGTCAGGCACGGGGTCCTACTTTCCGACCGGGGACGACCCGGTCTGTTGCGTCCGGCGCGGGGCGGCCGCGCCGGGCGATCTGGCGAGCGGTATCAGGTAGCGGGCGGGTCACGAGATCGAGCGACAGCCGGACCCGGGGTTTCGCCGGGCTGAACGACTCGTCGGGCTCGTACACGGACGTCCCGACGCCGACCTCGGCGACGATCCCGGTCTCATGGGTGCCGCGTAGTCGCTGGCCGCACACGGCCCGGACGATCTCGCCGAGACCGACCGCCTCGGCCTTACGGTTCGCCCACGTGTCGATCTGCAGCGCGGGCGCGTCGGCCCACCACGGGCGGCCGGCGTCGATCATCTGACCGCCGAACCGGACGACCCGGATCAGCGGGAACGTCTTGTCGTTCGGGACGGCGCCGTAGACCCGGCCGCCGGCGAGCGCGGTCACGTCGGGGTCGGCGATCAGCGCGGCGATCACGAGACGCTCGACGTCAGGCATCAGCCGGAGCGGTTCGAGGGCGGTCACGATCCACCGCCTCGGCCCGGGTCGGTGAACCTGATCCCGAGTTGGTCGGCGGCGCGCCGGAACGGCGCCGCGGGCCTGTTGTTGATCGTCCCGAACTCGACGAAATGCCAGAACGACCACGACGCCCGGACCCCGGTGAACACGCCGCGCCGGTCCTGACCGGGGACCATCACACGGATGGCGCGCCGGACCCGGCCCGTCGTCGACGGGGTCAGCGACCGGGCGAGCGCCGCGTACCGGGTCGCCGTGTCGGTCGTCATGGCGCGCATCCCGGGCATCAGCCCGACCGCGGCCATCCCGGCCGGGTCGGGCCGGTAGGTCACCTCGACGTCGACGGGGACGGCGGCCATCAGGTCACCAGCCGCCCGGTCGCCTCGACGTGTGAGAACCGGCCGGTCTGCGGGTGAACGACGCGGGCGGCCGGGCCGGTCAACTCGAACAGGCCGACGCCGGTGATATCGACCCGGTCGGCGGCGCCGGCGGGGATGTCGTCAGCCCACACGAGAGACCAGTCGTCGAGCGAGATCGTCCCGCCGTCGCCGGTGTTCTCCGCTGACCGGCGCTGCGACCCGAAAGCCCGGGTCGGCGCGGTCTCCCAGGTCCCGAGATCGTCGTTGTACGGGTCGACGACGCCGCTGTCGCCGACCCGGCGGTGAACCATCGCCGGCCGGCGGGCGAGCGCGGCGACGCTCACCGGGTCACCTCGTCGACGACGACGAACGGCCAGCTGTCGAGATCCCCGGTCGGGCCGACGGCGAACGGCGACGGGGTGACGACCGAGTAGGCGCCGCGGCCCGCCGGCGTCGCCGCCCAGTCGCCGAGCGCGGCCCGGTCAGCCTCGGTCAGGACGAGCCCGTACGCCGGGTACCCGACCCGGTAGCCGGCGAGGCCTTCGCTCGACGCCATGGACGGGTTCAGGTATTGCCGGGTCACGAGCGTCGCGGTGACCGTCGTGACGGTCTCGGGCGTCGCCGCGGCCGGCAGCGGCCGACACGCGTCAGCGACGATCCCTGAAGCCAGTTCGATCAGTCGGGTCACCCCGGCGGTTCGGTCCGCCGGGACGGGCGCGCCGATCATCGCCTCGACGTCAGCCATCGTGCAGAGCGGCGCGCCCATCTCCCCGACCCCTCGGGACTCAGCGCTTCCGGGCGGCCGAGCCGCCGTGCGACGTCTCGTCCTCGTCGGTCTCGTCGGCGGGCCGGGCGCCGCGGGTGCCGGCGCCGGCGGTCAGCGGGGTCGCCGCGCCGGTCGACTTGACGAGCCCGAACGGGAACGCCGGGCCGCTGGCGCGCCGGCTGACCGGGATGCCGATCACGTAGCCGACCCGGGCGTACACGCGCATCAGGACCGAGTCATCTTGGAACGCCGAGACGAGGACCTTGCCGGCCGCGTCGGCGATCACGCCGTCGGTCGAGGTCTCGACGCGGATGTCTTGGCGGACGCCGACGATCAGTTTCGTCCAGTCGCCCGTGATCAGGTCAGCGATCGAGATGTCGAACGCGCCCGACGCCGACCACGCGACCGGCAGGTTCCAGATCGTGTCGTACATGCCGGCGCTGATGTTCGGGACGAACAGCGGCTCGCCCGTCGTCGTCCTCAGACCCCGCATTTTCGACTTGAGCGTGACGTCGGCGGCGTGACCGGTCGGCATCAGCCCGTCGTTCTCGACGTCGGCCATCGCGAGGTTGATCGCCTCGGCGAGATCGACCGCCGGGTCGGCGGCGGCGTCCGGGCTGTGAGCGACCCGGCCGTTCGTGAGTGCCTGACCGGCGACGCCGTCGGCCGGGAACGACGGCGGCGCGTTCTCGCCGAACAGGATCGCCGAGTCGATCGAGTAGGTCACGGCGTCGACGATCGCCTGTTGCACGGCCGCCCAGATCGGGACGCCGCTGTCGTCGATGAGCGACTGAGGGACCGCGATCACCGCGGCGACCTCTTCCGGGACGATGTTGTCGGACGTCCACTCGACGGTGGTCGCCGGCTTGCGGCCGCCGTGGCCGTTGACCCAGCCGCTGACCGGCAGGGTCTTAAGGATCGGTACCGACATGGCGCCGGTCGGCATCGGCTGTTTGTTCGCGAGCTTCAGAACGACTGACTGATCGGTGACGGCGCCGATGATCTGCGAACTGATCGCGGTCGGGATCAGCGTCGAGTCGAGGACGGGCATAAGCCCTCCCATGGGTTGAGACCGGTTCGGTTCTCGACCTCGGGATCGGGCGTCACGCCCGGCCGCAACAGCGCGTCACGCGCCCGGTCACCATCGACCCGCCGGGGACCTCACGTCGCCCGACTCGGGTTCAGTATGACCGGCCGGTCAGGTCCCGCGCACGACCCGCCGCAGGAACGCGTCGCCGTCGGCCTCGACGGCGGGCCCGGGCCGGGTCCCTTGCGGCGCCGGCGGGGTCGGCGCCGACCCGTTCCCGGCCGGCGTGGCGCGCAGGTACGGCTTGTTCTCGATCAGGTCGTCGATCGCCGCGGCGATCCCGGCCCGGTCGATCTCGCCGGTCTCGCCGTCGACGAACGACCCGACCTCGAGGAGCCGGGTCGCGTCGGCCGGGTCGGCGAGCCGGCCCGCGGCGGTCGCCCGGACCTCGGCGTCGACCATCTGAGCGGCGACCTGACCGAGCGCCTCGCGTCGACCCTCGGCCCGGGCGGCGTCGATCGCCTTCTCGGCGTCGGTCGCGTGTTCGTCGCGGAGTTTCGCCGCGGCGCGTTCAGCGACGACCCGAGACCGGCGTTCAGCGGCGAGCGCGGCCTTCAGTTTCTTGACGTCGGCGGGGTCGTCGCCGGTCTCGGCCGGCGGGTCACCCTCGGCCGGCGGGTCGCCGGTCGGGTCGGGCGGGTCGGGCTGATCGGGTGCCGCGGGGTCGGGGTCTGGCATCAGGTCACCTCCACTAGGGACGGAGCGATCTCGGTCGTGTGGTCGATCTCGACCCGGGCCGCCGGCGGTTTCGTCGCCGCCGCGGCGGTGACCCGGTTCCGGCGGGCCGCGGGGTCTCGGCCGTCGACGACCGTCGAGACCGTGCATCGACAGGCCGAGTGGATCGGCATCAGTTCGAGGACCCGGAACACCCGGTCGGCGTTCCCGGCGCACATCGTGCAGGACGACCATCCCGGGACCCGGCGGGTACCGACGACCCGGGGATCGTCGACGAGCGCGACCCGGGCCGCGGTCCGCTGCGCGAGCGCGACGTCGGTATGGGCGGTCATCGTCGCGAGGGCGGCGCCGGCGGCGAGCGCGACGGGGTACCGGTCTCCCCGGCCGAGCCCGGCCCGGGCGGCGATCACCGGGCGGAGCCACAGATCGTCGTCAGAGACCCCCGTACGTAGCTGTGGGGTCGTCAGGTCGTCGAGCGCGACGGTTACGGCCCGGATCTCGCCGTCGGTCAACAGGCCGACCTGTCGGGTCAGGAACCCGGCGGTCAGCCGGGCGATCCCGGCCCGGCCCGCGGCGGCCGCCGCGGTCGCCCGGGCGATGAACGTCTCGGCGGCCCGGTCGTCGACGCCGCCGGCGGTCAGGAACGCCCGTCGGATCGTCTCGGCGATGATCTGCCCGTACCGGTAGTGCGCCCGGGCGTAGCCGTCCATCAGGAGATCAACAGGGGTCGCGGCCACGTCAGACCGGGACCGGCGCGGGCTCGCCCGGCGCGGGTACGCCGGCGACCGCGGCCATCAGTGCCTCGTCGGCGGCCATCGCCCGCCACCGGGCGACCTCCTGCGGCGACGCTCCCCAGCGCTGCCAGAGGGCTTCACGGGGGACGCCGAGCGAACCCATCTTGATCAGCGCGTCGACGCGTTCACCCTCGGATCGGGTCTCGAAATCGCGCCAGATCACCTCGGCGCCGACGTCGACGGCCCGGGCGTCGCCGAGCGCCGTGAACGCGAGACGCATCACGTCCTCCCAGCCCTCGCCGAGATGCGCGGCCCGCCGGCGAACCTTGGAGACGAGACCGGTTTCGGCGGCTTTCAGCGCGTCGCCCGACGCGTTCACGATCGACCCGAGTAGGTAGTGAGGCGGGGTCTTGGTGATCGCGGCCAGCTGTTCGACGTCGGCCTGCGCGGCCTTGATGTAGCCGGTCAGTTCCGACTCGCCGAACTCGCCGAACCGAACCCCGGGGTCTTCCGCGACCCAGAGCCGATCGACGGCGACGTCGTACGGCGAGACCGGGATCGGGAGACCCGTCACCGGGTCGACGACCTCGTCGCCGGTCTCGGGATCACGCTGATTCTGTGCCTCTAGACCCGTCGCCCACTTCTGCCGGAACGCGGCGTACTCGGCGGCGATGATCCGATTGAACGTCGTCGTGTTGATCCGGTTCTGAATGTCTAGGACGCCGTCCATCTCGGACCGGCCGGGGATCTCGCCGGGCAACAGCGGCCGGGTCCGCGGCCACGGCCGCAGCTCGATCACCGGGACGTCGCCGAGCGGGTTCGGGACCTCGTCGACCGTCTCCCAGGCCGCGGGCCACACGGCGATCGCCTCGCCGGTCGCGGGTGCCTGATAGGTGACCGACAGGTCGGGCGTCGCGACCCAGCAGACCCACCGGTCGCCGTCGACCCAGGCTTTCAGCGACGCGACCCGGTTCCGCCGGCGTCGGGGATCGAACGCGACGATCGTCTGCAGCGGATGTTCAGCGGCGATCGTGACGCCGGCCGGGCTGTCGTCGTCGGGCCAGACCGAGACGTAGCTGACCCCGGCGGTCAGCGCGTCGGTCTGGGACAGTTCGCCGTCAGCGTCGAGGCCGTTCGCCTGCCAGATCGACCACGCGTCGGCGTCGCCGGTCTCGTCAGCGCCGAACCGGAACCCGACGACCTGCAACCTCTCGGCGACCGCGTCGACGACGAGCTGAACCCAGTTCGACCGGGACTGTTGCAGGAACCGCGTGTACGCGGCCCGGGCCGCCGCGGGCGCCCGCGGTAGCGGGTGATCGCCGTCGTAATAGGCGAACCGGGTCCCGATGACCGGCGCGCGGGCGGCCAGTTCGCGCAGGAGAACGTCGCGCCACTGATCCGGCGTCCGGTCGGTCACGAACCCGAGCCTATGCCGGACCTGACCGGCCGGTCAGCCGACGACGTTCCGCCACCACCAGATCACGAGGGTTGCGATCAGGAGGATCACGACGACGATCACGACGAGCGCCAAGATCCCCGACAGAACCTGCGCCGGGTCTGTAGCCGGGCGGCGGGGTTTCGGCGTCGGGTCAGTCGGGTCGGTCATCGGGCGACGGTCTAGCGCGACCGGCTGTCACCGCCCGCGGATAGGCTCGCCCGGCGGGGACAAGCTGCAGGTTCTCACCGGACGGGCACTCGACCTCCCGACCGGCCCGGGTTCCCGATCAGCGTCCCCGCGCATTTGCCCGTTTGGCAGTGTGATTCACGTTCCGCGCTCGACGCCGGTCGTTCCCCCGGGCATCCATCCATCACCGGGACGACCGGCGTCAGGGTGACCGGCCGGTCAGCGCCGGCGAGGCCAGACGATCACGGCGAGACCGCCGACGATCAGCGCGATCAGCGTGTTCACGGCGACAGCGGCGAGATCGGGGTCGATCGAGATCACCGGTCAGAACCCGACGGCCCGGCCGCGTTTCTTGGGAGCCGGCGCCCGCAGCCACCCGTCGACCGCGTTCGCCAGAGCGGCGACCGCGTCGATCCGGGCCGCGGCCCGCGCCCGATCCGGTTTCGTCAGTTTCAGGTTCTCGGCCCGGTCCTGCACGACCTCGGCACACGACGCGCACCACGCCGCGACCGGGTCAGCGCCGACGTCGAGACGACGTTCGCGCAGGAGCCGGTCGATCGCCTTCAACGACGCCGACTGACCGACGAACGACTGCGACACCAGCGACACGTCGAGACGGGGGAGATGTTCCGCGGCCCACGTGACCGTCTCGGACGAGTTCCACCGGTCGATCCCGAGATCGACGAGCTGAAAGTCCCGGTAGCCCGCCGCGATGTCAGCGCGGAGCGGGCTGTAGTCGACGACCTCGCCGTCGGTGACGGTGACCCAGCCGCCGGCCGCCCACTGACTGAACTGACCGGACGTGATCTCGTCGAGGCGGTGAACGGTCGCGGCCGGTACGTAGTGGCGCCAGATCACCGACGCCGGCGACTCGTCGTCGACCGGCGGGAAGAACCAGCAGAGGGACGTCAGGTCAGAGACCGCGGCGAGGTCGACGCCGCCATGCGCGCGCCGGCCGGTCAGCCCGGCGGTCTCGACGGGCGGGCCGGTCCGCCACCGGCCGGCGGGCAACCAGCGGGACTCGGGTCGCTGCCACGTGTTCAGCCGGTATTGCCGGAACGCTTTCGCCTTCGCGGGGTCGATCATCGCCTCGGCGGCCTCGTCCTCGAGGGCGGCCGGCGACAGGAAATGACCGAGCGCCGGGTTCGCCGCGGCCCACGCGGCCGGGTCGTTCAGTTCGGCGGTCGTCGACGCCGCTCGAATCCACACGTACCGGCGTCGGTCGAGGGTCGGGTCGGCGGCGACGCGGCGGCAGTACGCGGCCTCTCGGGACGCGAACCCGTGCGTCCGGTCACCGGCGGTCGTCGCCGCGATCAGTAGCGCTTGCGGCCGGGTTCCCATCGACGTTCGGACCGCGTGCCAGAGAGCGTCGGACGGCTGGGTCGCGACCTCGTCGAACAGGCAGCCGTGGATGTTCTCGCCGAGCGCGTTATCGGCATCCGCGCTGATCACCTCGTACCAAGATCCGGTCGGGACGTGCGCGATCCGGGCGCCGTCGTGTTTCGTGATCGTGATCTCGCCGGCGGCCAACAGTTCGGACAGGACCGGCGACAGCTGAATCATGCGCTGCGCGACCGCGAAGACTTTCCCCGCCTGCCGGCGGGTCCCCGCGCAGCCGATCAGTTCGGCGCCCTGTTCGCCGTCGGCGAGCAACAGGTACAGCGCGAGCGCGGCGAGCAATTCGCTCTTCCCGTTCTTCCGCCCGGCCGAGATCCAGACGACGCGGTAGACCCGGACCCACTGATCCCATTCCGCTGACCACTCGACCCAGCCGAACACCGGCTCGACGATCTCGACGCGCTGCCAGTCGGTCAGGAGGAACGGCGTTCCCGCCCATCTCGATTTCGTGTGAACCGCGCACTCCTCGACGAACCCGACCGCGTGAGCGGCCCGCGGCGCGCAGAAATGCCGACCCCGCCGATCACACCGGTCGCACGGCTTGCGGTTCCCGTCACGCGGCGGCGGCCTCGACGTCGAACACTCGACGTACGCGGCGCCGGTCCGGGTCACCGTTCCTCGGCGACCGAGACCGGCGTCCCGGTCGGCGGGTACGTCTCGGTCGCCCGGTCGACCATGATCCCGACCTGACCGCCGCCGGCGTCGATCACGACGCCGCTGATCGGTCCCCACTCGACCCGCTGACCGACGAGGAACGGGACCCGGGTCGGGCCGGGCCGAGACCGGCGGGCCCGAGACCAGCCGGCGACGATCAGCGCCAGCCCGGCGGCGCCGAGACCGACCGCGGCGAACAGGACCGCCCGGCCGGTCACTCGACCGCCTCGGCCCGGCAGCGGTCGCAGATCAGCGCCGGGTCACCGGTTCCCCGATCGAACGCGACCGGGATCTCGTCGACGTCGACGACGAACCGCCGGCCGCACACCCGACACGACACGACCGCGATCGACTGGTTCACCCGTCGACCCTCGACGTCGCCTCGGCGAGCGCGGCGAGCTGGCGGGCGAGACCCGCGGTCGACGACCGGGCGTAGTCGACGGTCCGGTACGTCGTCGGGACGCCGGCCGACGCGAGATCGAGCGTCGATGGGAGCATCGGGATCACGTCGCCGCCGTGTGAACAGTCGAACCCGAACCACCAGACGTCGTCAGGCTCGCCGGGCGCGGGGACGTGGCAGATCCGTTCGGCGTGCGGCCGGTCGTCGTCGGGGTCGTCAGGCTCGCACTCGGCCGCGTACGACAGGCCGCCGTGTACGTAGACCGTCAGGTCGTCGAAATCCGAGCCGTGGAGGCTGTGACCGGGCGGGAGACCGACGTAGCCGCACCACGCGCCGAGCGGCCCGCGTTTCACGAAACACGGGTACCCGGTCGTCGGGTCACGCCAGTCGACCCGGTCCGGTTCGTCGTCCCAGGGTCCTGACGGCCACCGGGACCGGTCGACGAACGTCGCGGTCTCGACGGGCACGGGATCAGGGTTCGTCACGGGGTCGGTCCTCCGGTCGCAGGCGGTCTAACCCGACCTCGACGTCCTCGCCGGCGTCGAGCCGGACGAGGGTCGAGTACCGGGCGCGGGACAGGACGACGCCGCTCTCGCCGTCATAGCTGAACCGGCTGTCGTCGACGACGACCCGGGCGCCGCGCACCAGCCACGCGAACGGGTCAGCGGGCGCGGTCACGGCCGCCGGTCCCCGGCGACGTACAGCACGAGCGCGAACAGCGACGCGACGATGACGATCACGACGAACGTCCCGAAATCCGGCATCATCGTTCGTCGTCCTGACGGTCGATCCGGGCGGCGTATCGGATCGCGGCGGTCGCGGCGACGAACAGACCCGCGGCGACGACGGTGACGGCGACGATCGTCAGGATCATCGTCACGAGGTCGGCGCGCATCAGGACCGCCGGCGGGTCGCGTGGGGGAACTCGGCGGGGTTCACCCGGACGAACACGCCCGACGCCGTCGGCGACCCGCAGAAACAGCAGACCTCGACGTCGGGGTCGACGAGTCGATGCATGACCCGGCCCGGGTACCGGATCTCGGCGCACGGGTCGCACGCCGGCTGTGTCCACGACAGTTCGACGACCTCGTCGCCGGTCTCGGTCACCGGTTCGCCTCTCGGGCGGCGCGCCGGCGGGCGGCGCGGTTCAGCGGCTGACCCGGCTGACGGCGGGCGGTCGGTGATTCGAGCCGGGCGGCCTCAGCGGCCGGGTCGAGGCACCCGGCGACCCAGTGTCGGCCGTGACGGGCCCATAGGCACATGTCCCGGCCCGGCGCGAGCCCGGCCGCGGCCCGCCGGTCGATCTCGGCGGCCGTCGTGCCCGTCAGTCGACAGGTCGCGCACATCCCGCCCTCGAGGATCCGCGCGGCGAGCGCGTCGACCGCGGCCGCCGGGGTCCGATGCTCGTCGACCTGCAGCCGCGCTCCCCGATACTGCGCTTTCGCCCACCATCTCGGGTTCGCCGGGTTCTCGTCGAGGTAGCCGACCTCGAACCCGGTCGCGCCCGACCGTTGAACCAGTTCGATCGAGGCGAGCATCGCGTCGTCGACGACGGGGTCGGTCACGACGCGCCGCCGGTCAGGTACTTCGCGGCGACGGCGTTCGGCGCGGCGATCTGCGACGACCCGGCGTAGCGGCGGGCGATCTGCGACCGAGACGCCGGCGTCATCCCGAACTCGGAACACCACCGGAGCATGTCCCGGCCGGCGTCGCGCCGGACCCGGGCCGCCGGGTTCGTGCGCGGCTGACCCTTCTCGTCGCGGACGAGCGGCCCGACCGTTGATTCGAGAGCCGCGGCGCGGCGATGGGTCGACACGGCTTGAGCGAACGCCGTCAGCGCCAGCCCGTCAAGCCCGGTAAGTACCCCAGTGGGTCCCAGCAACCTGACGAGTTCGCCGTACGCGTCAGCGACGTCGGCGTCGAGGTCAGCGGCCGGTTCCGGTACCCCGACCGGCGCGGTCATCTCGTCGTCGTTGATCCGCGTCGGCCGCTCCCCGGCGAGGATCTTCAGGGTCGTCGGTCGGGGTCGCCGGCCGGGTCGCGGCATCTCGGGTCACGCTCGGTTCTGGGATCGGGCTGAATCAGCCGCTGTACGGCGTTCTAACGGGCCGAGACCGGCGAGACCGACGATCGGGTCGGTCAGGTCGTCCACGGGCCACACGGGCGAGTCTCGCCGGTCTGACAGCCGATCCGGGCGACCGGCGGGAACCGAAACCGAACTGCCGCGTGTCGCGAAGCCT